CCGGCCCACTGCATGTCGTTCCTATAACCGCTTACGTCCGCCGTCAGCCTGACGATCAGGTCCTGTATAATGCCCATCAGTTGCCTGCCTCTGCTCTGGCTTTTTCTTCCTCTTCCGCAGCCTTATCCTCTTTATCTGTGTTTATCTGTGGCAAAATCTCCTTCTCTTTCCTCAAATCCTTTCCCCCCATCGCCGCCGTAACAATCTCCGCAATCTCCAAATTGTGCCGCCAGCTCGCCTCCTGTTGCTCTGCCAATGTCATACCTGAAGGAGCGGCCGCAGCTGCCGGAGGTGCGACCATAGGCGTTTTAGCCTCATCCCGTTTTAGGATCGCCTTCGTAATATCGGCAAACTTCGACCGCTCCTTATTCACCCCCCCCTTCAACGCCTCCATCAGCGCCAGCGTCACGTGCGTATAAATCTTGAACCTCAGCACGCGCCAGGCAAACCACTTCGCCAGCCGCTTCTCACTCATCCGCCCAATTCGTCTATCCATCATTTATTCCTCGTCGGGTGGGTTTGATCATCTTGTAGGGTGGGTTTCCGAACCCACCATCTATTCCTCGTAGGGTGGGTAAGCCCCCGCTTCTCAGAGGGTTCCGAACCCACCATCCTTGTTTTACGCCAGCGTCGGCGGCCCTGATATATCTAATACCACCGGTGCCGTCAAAGGTCCCTTCACCGGCGCCTTGAATGGTCCTATGCCTGACACAAATGCCGGCAACAGCCAGGTCGTCCCATCTGGCCACACCATCTGGAAGTTTCTCAAAGTCCTGTTCTTCCAGTCCTTCACCAGTCCCAGCGCATATGAATGAGTCGAGTTGGTTGGAATGAAATTGATCGGGAACTTGATCTGCCCCACGCTCTGGATGGTCGGGATCTGCTCCAGGAACCCGCCGCTCGAGTGGCTCGTCACTGTGTCCATCTCGGACTTGAATTCTGGCCCTTCAAAATCTCCCGCCTCGGCGATCAGCGTAAACACCTCCGGCGACCCACCGTCGCCACGTTTAAATTGTGTTAAATATCCAACTAAAGCTCCAGTTGTCATATCTTATCTCCTTATTGCGGCTCTTTTATGACCCAGAACAGTACGTCTGTCCCGCCTGCGTCGCTGATGATATTGCACGTCCCATCCGCTTGCTGGAAACCCGCCGCCGGGATTTTGATCGCCATCATCAGCCCGATCCCCAGTGTGTAGACGATGTCGCCGGACCTCTTGAGCTGGTCTGCCACGCTCTTAAACGTCAGAATGTGGCTCGCCGCCCCGCCTTTCACGATCACGATTTCATTCCCCGTCAGCGGAAAGCTCACCCCATCCCCCACCACCGTCATACTGGTGCCTGTCCCCAGGTTCATCGACAATGCCGTTGGCGGCAGCGCCGGATATAAAGGGTTTAACTGCGTAGGTGTTATTGGTACAATAGCCATTTTCCATTCTCCTATTCGTAGGGTGGGTTTCCGAACCCACCAAATTAGATGGGTATCTCAACCCACCACTAATACCAAATCTCAAAATCTTGAATTACCTGGAACAATGCCGTCTCCGGGTCGTTGTCTTTATGTCTGCCGATTCGCAGGCAGCCCTTGATCGTGAACGTGTTCACCCCATCGCTGACATCCCCGTGGTATTTATGCAGCAGTTTGAAGATCGCCTTCGCCAGCGCTACTGACCCAGAGTAAGTCACGTCCTTTGCATCCAGTTGGTAGCGTCCGTCTGTCATAACATTGTCCGCTGTCGCATCGTGCGTATCCAGGGTTGGCGCATCCACTTCCGTATATACCACTGCCGGAAAAACCGCCGTGTCCGGCAGCCTCAGCGGGTGGATCCTCGCTCCGCACAGCCCGCTCACACTCGCCGTGTTTCTCAACAGATAGTCCAGCGCCTGCTCCACGTCCCAGCTCATATATTGAACCTTTCCAGCAGCCCGTTGATCGTATCTGCGATCGCATTCCGGATCTCATCCAGGTGCTCGTCTACCGCCGGTCTCAGGTACGGCCTGGCCGGCATCATCACCTTTTTGGTGAAGATCCACTTCCCATCGATCTGAAACCTCAGCGCCTTGGCCGTCTTTGCCACTATCATCCCTCCGAACTCGTGGATCGCCGCGTACACCACTCCCCACAACCCCACCAGGATGCTGTTTCCCTCCCGTCTCACGTCCACCTGGCTGACCAGGAAACCCTTCGGATGCTTATTCAGCTTCGTTCGGATGTTCTCCTGCGCGTACGCCTGGATCACCCTTCCGCCTGCCTCTAAGGCGTCCATCCCGTTCGCCCCATCTGCGATCTGCGAGATCTTCGCCAGCTTCACGTTCAGCTCGTCCAGTCCGGTGATGGTTACTTTCATTCGTGCACCGCCTGCAGGTCCACCACCAGCCCGGTCACGTGCATCCGGATCGCTCCTACCACCTCGAGCTCGATCGGCATCACCGCTATCCCGTACCGCGCCGTGATCCTCACCCGGTCCGCCGGCTTGATCACCGTCCCGATCGGCAGCCTGATCGTCGCATCGATCTTTTCCACGGTCATGTCTGCTTTCCGGTTTTCCATCACCACCGTCATGTCCACGTTACAGATCGTCGGCAGCCCGTCCGTAAAGACCTGGCTGTCTGCTCCATAGCTGTCCAACAAAGTCGAGTGCGTCATGATCACGCACGTATCCATCATCGACTCCTCGTTGGCCGCCTGCAGCCTGGTCATTTCGTCCGTCGTAAAGGCTCTCATTCTTTTCTTTCCCTAACTCTTCTCTTCTTTGCGTTCTCCGCGCCTTTGCGGTGAAATCCTCTTATCTTCCAGCCGCCTTCCGGATCGCATCCGTCATCGCCTGCCCCGGCAGCGGCATCCCTTCTGACTTATACAGCGCCGCCAGCCTGGCGATCGCCGCCGACTTGTTGGGTCCTTCGTACTTATTGCCCCGGTAACCCTCGTGCAGCGCCGCCCATGCCCCCCCCATCAGCCCGTGGTCAATGTTTCCCTTCACGTCCTTGAACCTCAAGTGCCACGTCGATGGGCTTTGTGGGTCTTCTACCACCAGGTAATGCGATGCCGGATGATCCCCATCTCCCTCGCTTTTAGTAACTGCCATAAACTCTCTCCTTCTTTTCTTCCCTTAAAATTCTTCGCGCCCTTTGCGTCTTTGCGGTAAATCGTAGGGTGGGTTCGGGCTTGCCCGCCCACCATACCCACCCTTTACGATACCGTCCCGATCATCCTTCTGTGCGGCTCCGGCTTCAGCGTGATCGTCCCCGCCTTCCGTTTCGCCGCAAAGTGCCGGGCCTGCTCCATCATCTGCTTGTACACCTGGCTCCTGGAGAAGGTCTCGGCCCGGTCCAACGCAAAATCGTAGTCCGCCGCCGAGACCCCCGCCTTCTCTTCCCAGATCTGCGCCGCCGCCGCATTCAGGTCGTACGTTGGGATCCAGTCCTGGTTTGGCACCAGGTCCAGCACGTCCATGTACGCTACCCACGTCACCGGCCTGGCGCTGTCGATCGCATGGATCCATGGCGCCTCCCCGTTCTGGTCCAGCGTCGGGTAACTCTCGATGATCGTCGTCAGCAGCCCGTCGCTGTAAGTGGTGGTCAGCGGTTCCGCTGTCATCCTTCTCAGCTGCGCGATCTGGTCCGCCGTCACTGCGCTTGTCATATCACCTCAGGATGTCCAGGAACAGGTCCGCCACCAGCCCGGTCAAATCCGCCGATCCGGTGAAGTTCAGGTATGTCCCCTGCGCCCACACCGCTGGCACCGGCGTCGATTTGCCCGTGTTATTCACCACGAAACAGTTGACCCAGCCGCTCACCCCGTGCACGTCTTGCGTGTTGAGCACGTCCGTCCCGCCTGTCGTTGGCGTCGCTGCGCCTGACACGATCGACAGCGTCCCTACCCCTGTTGCGATCGTGGTGATATTGATCAGCGCCTTCTGGATCATCAGATCCTGTCCGGAGTTGTTGATCACCGCCCCCTGCCCGCCCGCTGTGGCCGCCACCTGTCCCACGATGTGCAGAACCACGAACCCGTCTTTTGCCTCATTCAGCATTGTTACCGTCATAGAAATACCTCCTTCCCTTCTTTTCTTCCCACAGATCTCTTATCCGTGTTTATCTGTGTTTATCTGTGGCCAATTCCTCGTGGTGAGATCTACGGTCTCACGTACTGCAGGTACAGGTCCGCCACGAACCCGGTTGTATCCGCCGAGCCGGTCAAGCTGACGTACGTGTTGATCGCCCACAGCGCCGGTACCGTCACCGCCGTCTTCGCCCCGTTCTGCGTCGCGAAGCAGTTGTACCAGGCCGAAGCCGCTTGCGCATTCACCGTATCGATGATGTCCACCCCGCCCGCCCCGCTCGCCACCCCCGCCGCCGCCGAAAAGTTGGCCGCCCCGACGGATGGCGTAATCACGTGCAGGTACGCCCGGATGATCAGCAGGCTCGATACCCCGTCCGGGTTGATGATGTTCCCCAACCCGCCGTTGGCGGCCGACACCGCCCCCGTGATATGGATGACCATGAAGCCATCCCTTGTTTCTGGCAAAATTGTTGCAGTCATAAATATCTCTCCTTGTAGGGTGGGTTTCTGAACCCACCATTATTGGTATTCGAAACCCACCCTCTTTGTCTTATGGTTCCGGTCACCCGTCCGGCGCTTCGCCCCGCCCTTGGCGCACCCGCAGGGGTGCCCGAAGGGGTGCCGGTCCCTTTTTAACTCGTGATCTTCAAAATGTTGCCCGTCGCCACGCCCGTGTTCTGCGTCGCAATCGTCACATCCGTGAGCAGGCCAAAGTTCGTCACCTGCCAGACCGTTGCTCCGTATAACCAGCAGTTGGTCAGGATCAGGTCCTTCGGCGGCGTCATCCCGGTCACGGTTAAGATCGCCTGCGCCATCGCCCCTGCCCCATAGTTCAGGAACAGGCAGCGCCTGAATATGTTCAGCGGCCCCACGTCCCCCAGCGCCGTTACCTTGGCGTGCACGTAGGTTGTCCCGGCCGTGTTGCACAGGAAGATGCAGTCGTCGAAGATATTGTGCTGCGCCGCTGTCAGGAACTTCAGCCCGATCATCCCATCCACGTATATCACCGCGTCCGAGCCGATGATGCAGCCCTTGAAGGCGTTTCCGCCCACCGCCCCGCCTATCTGCAGGCTGATTGCGCCCGTGATCAGGTTGGTGCCAATTCCGCCCGCGAACTGGCAGTTCTCGAAGTGGTTGTAGCCGCCCGTCACATACACGCATACCAGGCCGGCTGCATTCGTTGTATTGTGCCAGAACTGCAGGTTGCGGAAGATGCACCCGCTCCCGCCCAGCGTCACGAACGGCGTGGTCGCCAGGGCCGCCGGGCAGGTGATCCTTACCTGCGGCTCCATCAGCCCCGGCCCGGCCGTCCCGATCGGGCTTAGCCCCACTACGTGCACCCGGTCCTTCGCCCAGGCCAGTGCCGCTGTGGTCGTATAGGCCGTCCCATTCGCGATCAGGATAATGCAGTCGTTGTGCCCTGTCGTGCATTTGCTGTACGCATAGTCCAGCGTCAAAAACGGCATTTCCCAGTTCAGGCCCGTGTTGCTGTCCGAGCCGTTGACTGAGTCCACGATATAAATCTTCGATCCCTTGGTTCGTGGAATACCCACTAAGACCGATTCGATGTTCTTAGGATAAAGTGGCATTTTCCTACTCCTGGTAGGGTGGGTTCAGGCTTGCCTGTAACCCACCATCTACTCTTGGTAATTTTTGAATCCCCTTTTACGGGGTTAAAATGCTGAACGGGCAGCGGTTGGCTGCTACCGCCTGCATCCGGTTGATCGGGTTGGGCACTGCAAAGCCCAGCCGCATCGTCATCCTGAGCGCTACCATGTCCTCCTGGAACAGGTTGTACACCACTGCCCCTGTGTTGTCCGTGATCACGCCCTGGTCGCTTACCATCCAGTTCATGTCCTGCCGCCAGGCGAACACCAGCTGGTTCCACTGCCCGGCGATGTCCAGCGCCGTCGCCGCCACGATCCCGCCGTGCAGCGGGTACAGCATCTGTACCCCGTCGATCATGCCCGTCGCGAAATCCTGTCCCAGGTTCGGACCCACGTTGAAGATCGGGTTGCCGTTCGCATCCCGGCAGTTGCGCAGACCTCCTCGCATGGACACGTGCGCGATGTGCCCGGTCGCTATGAACCCCACCGCTTCCAGCAGTCCCAGCACGCCGTTTGCCGGCATCAGCGCGTCGTACATATCCGTGCGCGCCGCCAGGCTTACCACCGATCCGGCTGTAGTGGCCAGTCCCACCAGCCCTGTCGCCGAGCCGATGTCCGTGATCCATGATGCCGGCATACCGGTCCCGTATAACACCGCCGCGTCGATCACCACCGCGGCCGCCTCTTCGATCAGCGGCTTGACCTCGTCCCAGATTGGCGTGTCTGCGTCGTCCAGGGCCGCCTGCGGGATCGGCACCAGCACCGCAATTTCCTCGGCCGTCACGTTCCGGTTCGCCCACGTTACCTGGCTGGTCTGTTTCAGCCCGTTGTCCCCCGTCACGAAATAGGCCGTCGGCAAAGCACTCAGCACCGGCATCGTCTTGACCGAGCCCGGGATATTGCGCAGCTTTTTAGCCAGTCGTAGAACGGCGCTTTGCTCGTTCACCTTCCCGATCAGCTCGTTCGAGTATTCTGGCGTCACCAACCCCGCCAGGTTACCCCTTGTGATTAAAGAATTGTATGGCATATCCTATCTCCTTCTTGTAGGGTGGGTCTGGCCCCTTCAGGGGTGCCCGCGAACCCATCTCTTTGTTATTTATCTTCGGTCATCCGTCCGGCCTTGGCCGGGTCTTCCTCAACTCCCCGGCCTTAACGCCTGCCGGAGCATAACATTCATATCTTGGCTCCCGCCCTGTCTGCCTCCCGTCCCATTCCCAGCGTTGCCATCTGGTGGCGGCGGCGCCGCAAACAGCTCCGGGTATTCCGTTTTCAGCTTGCCGAAGTCGCAGTTCCCCTTCGCATCCACCAACTCCGCCTGGCTCGCCGCCAGGTACGCCAGCTTCAGGTTTCTCACCCCCGCTGCGTGTGCCTTATCCTGGAAGGCCGCTTGCCTTTCCAGCGCCGCCAGTTGGTCGGCCTGCTTGGTCAGTGCCGCTTCCAGCTCGCTCCCCTTTTCCTGTTTCTTCGCCAGCTCTCGCAGGTCCTTCTCCGCCTTGCCGCGCGCCTCTCGCTCGCTCTTCAAGGCCGACTGCAGCCCGCTGGTGTGGGCCTCATACAGGGTCTTTACCTTACTCTTCACTTCTTCCGGTTGCGCATCCAGCCAGCCTTCGAACGTCTCATTCGCAGACTGGTTCTCGTTCTCCTCTTGATTACTTTGCGCACTTTGCTTCTTTGCGGTTAAATCCTCTTCGGGCATCTCGCCCTCCTTCAGCTTCTCGCTTAAACAAAAACCCCCGGCGTCGTCATGACGCCAGGGGCCAATTCTGGTTTCGATCCGTCCTACTTCCGGACCGGCTTCCTATTTGTACTTAATTTTTAGCACAAATCACATAAATATACAAGACCTAATCTCACATAGGGTGGGTTTCCCAACCCACCTCTTTGTCATTGCGAGCCACGCTTCCGAGCGTGGCGAAGCAATCTCACTTTCCCGTCTCCCGTCTGGCGCTTCGCCCACCCGTAGGGGTGCCGTCTCCCTGTCTAATCTGCATCCCCCACACTGGATCCTCCACCACCCTCGCCAGGTTGCCCCAATCCAGCTCCCCGTTCTGGTACAGCTCGAACTTCCCCGGCCCCAAAATCTGCTCCTGCACATTCTCCGGCTGTTCCTCGAACCAGTCCTGCCCGCTCTGGAACGCCGGCGTCTTCCCAAAAGTCAACTTTGGTTGGGCATAACACTGGCAGTTCGGATGGCTTGCAAAGCTCTCCGGATCGGCGCTTTCCACCTCCGTCCCGTCCAGCGCCAGGCACGCCCCGCACACCGTCGCGTTCCTCTGCGCCCGCCTTATGTACCCGCTCACCACGTTCGACTGCCGCATCTGCTCCAGGCTGCCCGTCCTCAGCGCCCGCAGCTGCTCCGTCCTGGCGATCAACAGCGCCCGGTCCAGGTTCCCCGCCATGTCCTCCGCCATTGCTGCCGCCGTCGCCCTCGGTCCCACCCCCTTCGCCAGCCCCGTCACCAGGTTGTCCGTCAGCGCCAGCACACTCTCCGGGTACGACTCCCTCAGCAGCTCGTACAGCGGTGTCCCGTCCGCCGCAAACCCCGCCATATAATTAACCGCCGTCACGTTGATCCTGTTGAACGCCAGGCTCAAAATCCCCGCATCCTGCTCGCTTGCGAGTGCCGCCGTGATCAGGTCCTGCGCCTCCATAATCCCCTGCCCCACCAGCGCCCTTTGGTCGCTCGCCAGGTCCTGCGCCAGCCAGGCTGCGTACTGCTCCTCCTCTCGCCGTGCGTCTGCGATCAGCGCCTGGTACCTCTCCATCTGCATCAGCCGCGCTATCGTAATGATCTGGCCGCTCTGCCTCAGCTCATCCAGGTAGAATGCCAGGTCCATCATATCCGCCCGCAGTGCGTTTTCCACCTGCAGCCAGCGCTCCGCCATCGCCCGCATCACTATTTCCTCGTGCGCCAGCAGCCCCGCCCTCTGCTCCTCGATCACCTGTATCACCAACGGTTTCGCCATCTCTTCTCTTTTCTTCCCTTAAAATCCTTTGCGTTCTTTGCGCCTTTGCGGTGAATCTCTTCTTTTTCTTATCCGCTTTTATCTGTGTCCATCTGTGGCTAAATTTCTTCCTATACCAGCGCCTTCGTCCCCGCATATTCCACCAAAAACGGCGCCGTCGTCGCCAGCTCCTGGCTCGTCCCATCCGCCAGCAGGCATTTCACGTCGTACGAGTACATCCCGCGCCCCATCAGCGCCGTCGCTTCGTCCGACACCGTCACCAGTATCGTCCCTGCCGCCGCATCCACTACCAGGCTTGCGTCCGCCGCCGTGATCCCCGTCCACGTGGCCGCCGCCGCCCCGTTCAGATACTTCAACCCGTCCGTCCCTACTCCGGGATTGGAGACCACCACCTGCAGCACTGCCTTGGCGTCCTCCTCGTCCGCCAGGTTCTTGGCCGTCAGGTAGATCCTCGTCCAGGTGCCTGGGATCACCAGCTCGATCAGCGTCGCCGAAAGTGTGATATTGCGTTTTACGATCATGATCGCTCCTGTTAATGCCGCGTAAGTCACCGCCGTTGGGTTCTGCGTCAGCGTCCTTACGAAATAGCTCCATACCTCGCTGGCGATCGCCGCCGGGCTTGGCGGCGTCCCGCCCTCCCAGCTCCCTGATCCATGGTTGATTCCCAGCGTGGTATTGATATCTCCTACCGTCGGCGGCGTCGTATATCCCGCCGTGGCCAGCCTGCTCGAGATCGCCGCGTCGATGTCCGTCGCCAGCAGTGCTCCAATCGTTCCTGCTCCTGTCAGGGTAGAAACCAGCGCCGCCCACACGTCCAGCGCCGATAGGTTGGTCGAGATCGGCGGCGTCACCGGCAGCGCGTTTGCCCACAGGTCCAGGTTCCCCAAGTTCAACTGGTAACCTGCCGGGTACAAGACCGAGATATCGTCCCAATACACGTACGCGTTTGCCCCCACTGCGTCCGTCATCGTGCTCAGCGTCACCGTGATCTGCCCGTAGCTCGTCGCCGGCGTGAATGGTACCGAGATATATTGCCAGCCCGTCGCCGCCAGCGCCTGGGCGTACACCACCGTCCCGTTGTCGTAGTTGATCGTCAGCCTGGGCAGTTGGTTCACCCCCGCATAATAGGCCGCCACATTGATATTGACCCAGATCCCGACCATCATGGTCTTGCTCTGGATATTGCCGGTGGGAATATTGAATACCCAGGTTAGTGGGTTGATAGAAGAAATACTCTCCAGTCTTATTGCGAAAGCGCCAGCCCCCGAAGTATGCACCGTGGTATCGGTCAGTGATGTGCCGGTTCTTTGAATCCTTCCGAATGGTTGATAATAGCGATCGTCGTTGGTTGTGTTGTTGAAATTCGTAATGGCCAGACCGCAGCCATACTGCATCTGGGAGATGTCGTATCCAAAAGTGGTCTCAACAGTAGTTAACCGAGGACTTGTAAGAACCACATTAGATAGAAAACAGTCAGGACTGAAACTTATGTCAGACGTTGTATTTGCCTGGTTTGTGCCCAGGTAAAAAGAGTCCATGATCGCCGCAACGGATGGCTGCATCGCAGCAAAATTCACCCCTCTTAGACAGGCATCCGCATAATTACCGCTGACTTCCACGGGGTTGGTAAATGGGCCAAATTGATAGGCAATGCCTGCACAGCTGTAGGCAGAATTATTCTTCAGTGTATTTCTGTTCCCCACACAGACGATGAAAGTTCCCGCAGAATTGGTTATTGTACAATTCTCGATATCCCAAACCAAAGTATAGTTATTGCTCTGAGTGCCGAAAAATCCATAAGTTATTCTGGCCGCATAGCAATCCTTGATCGTCAGGGTTCCACTGACATAATTTACGCCGCTCAGCGGTACAACCTGCTTATATTGGTTGAGCAGTACCGAAAGCCTGTGGAAATAGCACCTTAGAATATCCCAGCCTTTTATTGGGGCTGCATTATAAGCGGATAAATAATTTCCATTAAATGTATCCGTATAGAAACACGCATCCGACATTACCCATTTGCTCGTATTGGCCGCATCGTCCAGGTTGATCACTGCGGCATTTATACAGGTGTTGCTTATTCCAACTGCATAATTCATCACCCCCACGTATTGGAAGTTGGAGGTAAATCCTAGATAAAGTCCCTTTACTTGCGTGGTCGTATTGGATTGCAGCCTGATCCCATATTTGGCGCTGGCGTTGAAGACCATGCCCCCCGCTTTGCGTGTGCTTCCGGCAATGTTATTGGTCAGGGAGATGTGGTTGGTGGCGATGTTGGCGATCGTGTTGACCGTCACATCTCCTTGTCCGCTAAGATCTTCCTTGTCCAGAAAAACCGTATCGCCAATGCTCCAGCCCGTTGAAAGCGTGGTATAGAATTCCTTTTGCCCTGCTGCGGCATCTGCGTTTAGTATACCGATCTGTGGAGAGGGAATTTCGCCGTACATGATAAAAGTCGACAAAGACTCGCTTCTTGATCCTGGCCCAAACGAGCAGCTATCATAAAATCCGCTGTATATGGCCGCCCCCACTGTAGGTGCAGCAATCAGAGTTAAAATGGCTTGCTGAGCATAAGGGATAAATCCAGCCCCCGACGCTCCCACCGCAAATCCGGCGTGCGCCGCCATGACGATCATGCCGTCGATTGTCAGCGTGTAACTCGATGATGGTGGGTTTTTCCATTCCCACATATTCGGGGTCAGTGGCGTTGCAGAAGAGCACATCCCCCCGCAGATCCCGATGACTGTTGCCGGTGATCCCCCTGGCGCATAGGGTTTCAGTCTGAAACTTTCGTTGATCGTGATCTTTGCTCCGGCCCACACGCAGTCGTTGGTGTCCGACGCCGTGACAGCCGTGTCTCCCCAGGCCAGGTAAAACACTCCTGCCAGGGTATTGTCTGAGTTGCCCAGGTACCAGGTTCCAGATCCGCCGCTTTGATAGATCCAGAATCTCCATTTTCCGGTCGTCGTATCGATAGCATACGGTGTGAAATTGAACCTTTTGATCCACAATGGCGCCGGAATGGTTAGGCTGTTTTGGATTTGCGCGGCAGTCAGGGTCGCCGTGGCTCGTATTGCATAGAGAGTGTGTACGCCCGATTGCGTCCCGGTAAAAGCCAGTGAAGCCCCGCCCGGTGTCAGCGCCACTTCAAACGTGTTTGCTGCAGGGTTTCTCACATAATATTGTGTTCCTGCCACCAATGGGGATAAAAGTGCTCCTGTCGTGGAAAACTGTATCAATTGATCAGCCGAGAGTCCATGCCCTGCCAGGGTAACTATGCCTGGCGTGCCGGTTGCCATCGTGCATGTACCCATGATCTGTTGCAGGTCGCAGGTAACCGACTGAGTATTGGCCGTATAAGTAGCTGCTGCCTTAGCCAGCGCCAGAACAACCCCCCGCAGGTTGACGTTGTGCGCGAAAGTTACTGCAATCGCCTTACCCGTCGCCAGCGAAACTGCCGCTGTTCCAGAGTTCCCATAATACGATCCAAGCTGGTATGCCTCTGACAGGTAGAACGCATTGGCGTCCGATAGGTTGCAGGCCGATTCGTTGATAATGACTGCCATCAGCCGCCCACCTGCTGGATCATGAGAGTGTTATTATCAACAATTGCCTGGAGCATGGTTCTCCTGGCCGAGTAGTCCATCATCGGATAGTTCGCCCTGGCCCACGCCAGCAGCTCCTCGTCGCTCACGTCCGGCGGGATCGCATCCAGCTGCGCCTGCGCCTCGTCCGCCTCCGCCTGCAGCTGCGATAAAACGATCACCTGGCTGGCTGCGCCGTCATAGCGGATGTACGTGTCCCCGTCCCCCGTGTCGATGTATTGGACTTCGGCGTCTCCCACCGTCGCCGAGATCACATTCATCTGCGTCCGAGTTGGCAAGATATTGATCGGCTTGATTACCATGTCGCCTCCTTAGGCCTACCCGGGTAGATTGTTTCCTGCTTTTCCCGTCCCCTGTCCGGCGCTTCGTCCACCCGCAGGGGTGCCCGCAGGGGTGCCCGTCCCCGGTCCGGCCTTGGCCGTGTCTCCCGTCATTGCCTGGTTTTTCATATCCTGCTGCGCTTTCAATAATGCCGTCGCCAGGCTGCTCTTCCCCTTGGCGTCCGCCTTGTCCTTGATCTTAATCATCGCCGCGATTTCCGCATCCGACCAGCCCGTCCGGCTCAGCGCCGTCTCCAGCGGGATGCCTGCATCCGTCTCCGTCTTGATGATCGTCGCCTGCGTCATCGGCTGGATCGTCTCCGGCTTCTCAAACTGCGGCGTAATGTTTTCCGGCAGAGCTGTAATTCCTTCGATCTTGCATATGAACAGCCCGATCTCCCGCCACACCGGCCTGAACCGGTCGATCCGGTCCTGCGCCTTCTTGTTCAGCGGCGCCTCCAGCGCAATCAGCGCCTCTCCGGAAGGGTCGCCGCCCTGCGCCGCGTAATAATGCGCCGGCGTCCTCGTCACGATCGCCGTGGCTATCCCCAGCCGGTCGATCGCATCCAGGTAGTTCTTCAGGTCGGTCGCATCGAACTCTCCGGCCTGCGTCCCTTGCCCGATCCCATCCCCCGCCGGCAGGTCCCACACTTCCCCGGGCGCGTTCTTCAGCCCGCTCGTGTCGCTCTGCGAGATCACCCACCTCTGCTTGTATGCCCCGAACTCGGCCGCCACCATCATGTCTGCCAGCAGCTTATTCACCCCGTTCTGCAGCGGGATCACGTCTACCAGGTCGCTGGCGCAGTTCCGGTTGATCTTGAACTGGAACACCGGCGCCTGCCCGTACGGGTTGTCCGCCTTGCCTCCTGGCGCTGCCTCGCTGTCCGGGACAAATGCCTTCGCCGAGGCCGCGTATATATCTACGTATTTGGTTCTGGCCGTCGTGTAATATTCCAGGTGATCCGGATAGTACAGCGTCATCTTGGCCAGGCCGTCGTCGCCTTCCCACAGCTTGCCCGCCATCCTCAGCTTGCGCGGGTTGTCGGCCTCATAGATACAATGCACCATCCGAGCATCGTTGTAGAATATCTGCGCTTTATTATTTTCATCTGGCCACACGATCGCAAACGCCTCTCCCAGCACCAGCGCGTCCGTGTGGATGTCCGCCGCCTCCAGCGCCATTTCATTGCGCTCCCAGGCCGCGTTCAGGGTCGCCTCCACTTCCTTCTGGTCGCTCTCGAAACCCGTCAGGTTGATCCGCTCGTCGCACGCCGCAATCGTCACCGCGCAGAAATTCATCGTAAACTTCGCATCCACCCCCCTGAAAATCTCCCGCATCCGCTGCGTCAGGTACGGTGTGGGCTGCTTCCCCTCGTGGTACTCCGCCAGCGTATCATACAGCCCCTTCTTCTTCTTCAGCGCATTGAAAACCTTTTCCAAATCGTTCATCTCTTCTCCGTCTCCCGTCCCCCATTTTCTTCTCTTCTCTTATCCGCTCTTATCCTCTTCATCCCTGTAAAAACCTCTTCTCTCTTCTCTTCCCTTTTAAATCCTTTGCGCCCTTCGTTCCTTTGCGGTGAAATCTCTTCTCTTATCCCTGATGGCTCCCCGCCTTCCTTCTTTCCCCTCCGTATTTCGCCAGCATCACCAGCCCCCCGCTCGCCGTATCGACCTGGTCGTCGTGCGTCCCGCCCGGGAACGCCAGCGCCTCCTGGATGAACGTCTGGTTCCACGTCCCCCGCACCAGCTTCACCTTGCCCTGCTTCGCCCGCGTCTGCAGCGGCCTGGCCCGGCTCACCTTGTCCCCTTCCGGGACGATCAGCCTGATCGCTGTGTTCGCCAGTCTCGGGTCCTTCATCAGCTCCCTGAAAAATAAACTTTGAAATGATACCTTCTCCACTCCCCACACCACCCCTTTTTCAAGGTCGCTCGTCATCCAGCTTTTCAGTTGCGCCTCGAAATTGGTCAGCTCGTGCACCCGCAGCATATCCCGCAGGTACACCGTCCCATCCTTGTCCATTCCCTCGGCCACCGTCGTGTTCCAATCCGCCTGCCGCGTCTCCCCCAGCGCCAGGTCGATGTACCTCACCCACTTCAACCCCTCCGGCGCTCGCTCTATGATCGTCAGGTCCTTCTCGTCGAAGAACCCTCCCTCCGCCGGTCTGGGCTGCTGCTGGTCCAGCGAGGCAAACTCCGCCTCGCTCGTGTTCGCCCGGATCCTCGCCAGCGCCGCCTCGTCGAACTTCTCCGGCCACAGCGCCTCCCCCGTCTTCCGTCCTAATACGTCGGTCTTTGGTATGTAGATCCCCCGCAGCATATTCTTCGTGAACTCCGCCTCGTCCTTGCAGTATTCTTCCTCGGCCAGCGCCAGCGCCGGTAAGAACACGATCTCCCACTGGTCCGCCATCAGCGGGTCGCTGATCATCCTCGTCAGCAGCTGCCCGGCCAGGTCCTCCTGGTGCCAGCGTGTGTGCGTGATCACGATCGCTCCCCCCTTTTCCAAACGTTGGTACGCCGCCGATTGGTACCAGCTCAGCACCTTCCTCCGGTACGACTCGCTCTCCGCCTCGTCCCGGTTCTTGAACGGGTCGTCGATCACCAGCAGATTCGCCCCCTTGCCCGTGATCCCGCCCCCGATCCCCGCCGCGAACACGCCTCCCCGGTTCGGCGCCGCCAGGTCCCAGTTCGATTTCGCCCTGGTATCCTCGCTCAGCTCCACCGCTACGTCCACCGTCGACCGGCTCCCGAACAGCGCCTTGTACCGGTCCCCCGTCACGTACGCTCTTACCGCCCGGCTGTCGTCCTGGGCTAAGTCCGCCCCGTACGATGTCAGGATGATCCGGTCGTCCGGGTGCCTGCCCAGCAGCCAGCTCGGGAACAACCGGCTCACCTGCTCCGTCTTCCCGTGCCTGGGCGGCTCGAAGATCATCAACCGCCCGATCCCTTCCTCTCCCCCCGTCGTAATATATCGCTCCACCAGCTCCAGCTTCTCCGCCACTAATCTATGGTGCCTGGCCGCCTTATAGAACGGCGCCACGTATTCCGAGTAATCCACCAAATGCCGCCGCGCCTTCTCGCGCCGCACCTTCTCCCCCGCCGCCTCTTCCGCCGTCACCGTCTTCCTATGGTAGGGTGGGTTTCCTAACCCACCATTCTTTTTGTAGGGTGGGTTCGGCCTTGGCCGCCCACCATCTTTCGGACTTCCCGGCAATCCACCCAACTGGACCATCTCACTCATTCAGGTCTTCCTCATCCTTCTTCAACAACTTTCTCGCCAGCAGGTCCAGCTCGCTCTCCGACATGCTGCTCAAATCCTCCGTCTCCTGTCTTCCGTCCTCTACCTTCACCCGCGGCGTATAATCCCCCGTCATCTCCAGGTACAGCTTCCGGTCCGGGTTGCTGCGGTGATCCGGGTCGCTCGCCGATTCCGCCAGCGCCTTCATCACGTCCGCCCGGTACTCCATCAGCGGGATCGCCTGCAGGATCGCCGTCATCTCATCGATCGCCCCGTTCTTCCGCCGCCACGTCCCGATCTGCCGGTCGCTCGTCAGCCCCAGCACCTCCCTCGCCAGCTCCTCCTGCGTCCTCGGCCACCGGCTGCTCTTCGGGCTGGCCGCCCACGCCACGTAGCACGCCACCCGCCACGGCCAGCCTGTATTCAACAGCTGCTGGTACTGCTCGAACCATGCCGGCGCCCCTTCCGTACCCACCAATCCCAACACCTGCCGTGCCGTCTCGCTTCTATACCGCGCCTCGTCCGGCGACACAAACCCCGCCTCCGACCGGTCTTCTTCCGGCAAGTCCAGCCCCAGCGCCAGCTGCTCGAAATTCCCCACGTTGATCCTCTTCAGGTCCATAAAAACCTCTTATCCGTTCTTATCCGCTCTGATCCTCTTCATCCCTGTTAAACTCTCTTCTCCTATACGTGCATGCCGACGAAGCCCAGTAGCACAATGATCGCCACCAGGATAAGGAACACGTACAACACCGTCCTGATCCACGGCGGCGCTGGCGGCAACGGCAAAATGCTGATCAGCCAGTACAGCAGGCAAAAGACAAGTATATAAATAAATACAGTAACAAGAATGCTCATATTATTCTCCTTTTCAATGCAGAACCTTTGACAGCCATAAGGCGTCAATAATCAGGCTGATCCCTGCCATGATATAAGCCACGATAACTGTGCCCTGATTGGCCTTAGCATTCACCGCGATCCTGATATCCTGCAAAACGCGCAGCTCCTGCCTCAATTCCCTGATTTCAGCTCGTTGGTCAGCTAATTTATCCTGGCAGCCTTTACAGCGTTCATCGATCAGCTCCTTCAGGCTGGGGCGCAGATTCTCGATTTCCCGCTCTGTGAGATCTCCCTTTCCGTCAGGCATCAGCGTTTCCTGTAGGGTGGGTTTCTGAACCCACCAATCCTGTTCGGGCTTGCCCGGAACCCACCTCTTTGTTTTCCGAACCCACCGGCTCCGTCACTGGCGCCACTGGTGCCACCGGCGTCGCTGCCGGAATCAACGCCTGCAAATTAAACGCCACCGGCTCCTTCGCCCCCTTCAAAATATTCGCCTCCACCATGTCCGCCAGCATCCCCGCATCGATCGTAATCCCCTGCGCCGTCAGCGCCGCCTGCACCTTCCCCACCACCCACGCTTTCTTTTCCTCCCCCGTCTGCGTCAATATCCCGGACAAATTGTACTGCTGCGCTGCCGACACGAACCGTCCCACCAGCGCGTCCGCAAATGCCAGCTGCTCGTTCGACATCTTCATCTTGATCCGCTGGATTAACAGGTTCCCCCCTGCAATCACCATCGCCGTCACCACCGGCACCGCCACCGCAATGATCACCTGCAAAATCGTCTGTACCAACTGGCTGTCTGTCGCATTCATCTGAGCCTCCTTTATGCTCTTCCTGAAAAATAGCGCAAAGACCCCCGGCGTCTTTTCGACGCCAGGGGCCAGTGCTGGTTTTGGTCCAGATGTTCATCCTGGACCGGCTTAATATCTACCTAATTTTTAGCATAATTTAGATAAATATGCAATAGTCAATCTTCCTGTCATTGCGAGCCTTCTCACCCCTTCGGGTGCACTGCCGAGTGTAGGCGAAGCAATCTATGGCGTTTTTGGTTGGTAATATTTACTCCGATATTTTTCTGGGATAATACCTGATTTGGCAATATCAATTAGGTCATTATAAGGAACATCTCCTATGCCAATATTGCCATTTTCGCTTATTTCTATTCCCATTGATTTTCCTTCGCCATCAAATCCCCATCCAGTAGGAAATCCATTCTCATCAAATGTGCCAATTTGGAATATTTTCACTTCTTCACCTCCATCGTAGGGTGGGTTTCCGAACCCACCATCTTGGTTCGGGCTTGCCCGGAACCCACCTCCTTCCCATGCATCCTCTCGAACTGCGTGATCATCTTCCTCAGTGCCTCCGCCCCCGGCACCCAGCTCCGCACCCGCCC